AAGGACGCTGATCACGTTCAGTTTGCGGCTCGTGGTGAGTCGCACTCCCAAGTTGGTGGTCGAGTTCTGACATCAGTAGAAGTTGGAGTTGTTCCGTTACCAACTCCGTCAGGACGAGACCCAGAGTTAGTTGCAAGAGCCTTCGAGTTTGGATCTGTCGCGTTAGATGTACCTGCCACTGCTTTTTCACAAGAGGTTGAACAGCAGCAGGAGCACGCGGCCCGAAACGACATGAAGGGGGTAGCCGAGGTACTCGAATGACAATAGATAGGGCGCAAGCTTGGTGGGACAAGACCAAGGCAGATCTGCGCCTGCGACGCGGCGAATCCGGGAGACGTCTTCTGGATCTTGCAGGTGAAGTTGGTTACTCGCCGTACAGGTTACGGCGCGCGCTTGAAAGATTGACCCCGGTATTGCAGCGATGGGTGTGCGAGGACCAGGCTCCGACTTGGGCTGGACGTCTTCTCCGGCAGTGCAAGCAGTTCCTGCCGGTACTCGAAATCGTTCCTCCTATGGGGGACGAATTGGAGGCGTAACGTGTCCGAATACGGCCAATTCGTAGACCAGCATGTGTGGGTTGAATGGTACGACGGGTACGACAAGGCCATGATCCGGTACCTCCTGAACCGGATCAAGCGTGATGGTAAGGCTGTGCCTACGGTTTTTGCCGCGCCCGAGCGTGCATTTGGTCAACTAGCCAAAGTATTGAACAAGCGTAAGCGGGCAGTCTCTGGAAGTTCGTACACAGAGAAGACAATCCCGTTGCCATTCATGTCCTTGAGTCGGTTGACAGATCGCCAGGATCTTGAACGTAGGTGGCATAAGAACAGGATTCGAAAGCTCCAAGTGGTTGACGGCAATGGAAACCGAATGCCGGTTCCGCTGTTCGAACTGCCTGAGAATACAGATGAATTTGATGCTTGGGAGGGAACTCCATTCCCGACGCCAGTGATCATACCGTATCAGCTGGATGCTTGGGCTAGGAACTTACGCGATCTCGATCTGATCTACAAGCATGTGATTGGCATGATGCCAGATGGTGATTTGGCTTATCTGGAGGTGAAGCACCCTGAACCATGGAACTGGTTGCTGCGGCCGTTCCGTTGGACGGGTATGACGAATAACAGCAACCTCGAAGTGAGTGAAGGTAACGAGCGCACTCTTCGTTACACATTCACCTTTGAAGTTGATGCTTACATTTTGAAGCCGAGTGATGTGGTGAAAGCTGTCAAGGCCGCGCAGCTTGATGTATGTGACTTTGATACTGAGGAACTCATCGAGATCTGGTCGTTGTTCGATGTGCGAACCTCGGACGAAATCAATCTCACGGATTGGGATGCAGATGGTTCGTGGGATGAAGACAACATGGGATGGGAATAAGCTATGGCATTCAATCGAGACAAGCCAGCTTCACGAACTAAGGTAACTTCGGAAGAGATCCGGTTGAACTTCCAGGCTCTGGCTGAGCATCATCGAGCTACGACCCCACCGCCGGGACCACAGCCCGGGTACATTTGGTGGGATGCTTCGAACTCGAAGAACGAAAAGCTGCGATGTTACCTCGGTGGCCAGTGGCGTGATCTTTTTCATCACATGGAATCAACACCAGTTCCGGCCACCGAGGTTAACCTCACCACGTTTCTGGGCTTGACTGATACGCCTTCTAGCTACACCGGATCTGCTGGATTGGTATTGGCTGTTAATGCTGGTGGTACAGGTATCAGCTTCATTCCAGGTGCGCTTACAGGTCCTACTGGCGCTACTGGGGCTGCTAGTGCGGCTGGTGCTACAGGACTTACTGGTGTCAATGGTGCTACTGGAACATCCATAGCTCTTAGTAGTGCCAACGATGAAATGGTCTGTGAGGTTACTGCAGCTGATGAAGACCAGGCTTCACCGACAGGTATAGCAGCCATTCCTGTCGGGGCAGTGAAGGTTTTTGTCAATGGAGATCTCATACCAGTAGGAGATGGTAGCAAAACGGGTTTCTGCTACTTCTCAGCTGATGGTGGTTCTACGGCACTTGCGCAGGGATCGATAGCTACCGGTGCTTTGTGTTACTGGCTTGGCTCAAATGCGAACTTTGAATTGGATGCCAACGATCGTATGAGCTTCTTGTACGGCAGTTGATTGGGATAGCAATGCGACCGATCTTCAAGATCAACGGATACTATCGCACGGGAACGAACTGGCTTGCACATTTGCTGCGGGCCAATGTTCCTGGTGCCATCGTATTTGAGCAGTCTATGGGACAGAAGCACTCAGTTCCAACCGCCTGTGACTGTTGGCATGTCTACAAGAGAATGTCAGATCTTGGTGAGTGTAGTCAAGATGACTACGCATATGCGCGGCAGAACGTGGATACGGCCATTGGTATCCTCATAGCCAAGAGCCCTGCGGCATTTGCTGTTTCATACAAGCGGTTCAACCCAGAATGTGTCCTCTCTTCGGAGATAGTCAACTACAGTGGTTTTATTAAGTACTCATTGGAGAGGGTAGCAGAGTATCCAAATCGGTGGCGTACGATCACGTACGAGAGTTTGCTGGAGAACACAGCTAGTACACTTTCAGTTGTTGCTGGTCGCGCTGTTCAACTTTCAGATCCTGTAGCACAGGTTGTGAGCGCCGCTGGTGTACGAACTGACAAGGCATTTGACAAGAAGGACTACTACCTATGCAGGCGGTATTTGGCTGATCTTAGCCAGGATGAGTTGGCCATGGTCAACGACCTGACTGATTGGGACACGATGCGGTGGTTTGGTTACTCTGCAGTAGAAAAGGAGCACGCGAATGGCTCTGCTTGAATACAACGTAGGTGTTGGGCAAGACTACAGCGATTGGTTTGCCGCTATCAACGCTTTGCCTTCTACGTTGAATGACGACTATACATTCACACAGAAGACCGCGTTGGCTCAGACTTCCGTGCTACAGAGCAACAGCTATGGCAAGTCCGTCAACCTGAATGGTCATACTGTCAAATTCGTTACTGATTCTCCGCATGCTGGTGTGTTTGGGGACGCCCACCTGAACAGTTTCAATCCATCATCTGCGGGGGCCATGATTGGCTTCTACGCCTCTGGCGGTTCAGGGTTGATTGAGGTTGAGAATCTAGCTGTGCGTGCTACCGGCGGATCTGTTGCCAATGGCACTGTATCATTTGAACTGGCTGCTTCTTGTACAGCTACTGTCAAAGTTCACGATATGATCTTTGATGGAAATTCACAGTCGCACAATTTCGTCCAGCTTGTTTCGAACAATGCCAGTGCTGCTGTCTACGCTTGGAACATTGTCGGTGTCGATGGTGGAGACAACGCCGTTCGCATCATTCGAAACAACGGCACTGCTGGACTAGAAAACATTTGGGTCAGTGGTTGTGGCTACTTCGGTATTAACTGCTCCAGCACTGCTGTTGATGTTAGAAACTGCATCTCTACTGGTAACAGTGGGGCTGATTTCGCCAACATCTCAGCAGCAACTGGCACAAACAACCTTTCTGGTGATGCTACTGCTGCCAATGGTAACTGGGCTAGTGGTTCTGGCAATACAGCGAATGACAGTGGTATCACTGACTACTTTGTATCCACCAGTATCTCTAGTAGGTATTTTCTCAGAGTTATTGAGGGAACAGCACCTGCTAACGGTGGTACAGCCACAGCAATCGCGGATAATACTGCGGGCATTCGTGGAAATACGCGCCCAAGATCTGGTCCTCTTTACAGCATTGGTCCAGATGAGTTTGCTACACTTGGCGCGCAGACTTTGTCGGTGGGTAGCGGTGGAGACTACTCAACCTGGGCTGCTGCTATTGATGATGTTCCAGATACCTTGCCAGAGAGTTGGACTCTTACCCAGGTTAGCGATACCAGTGAAGTCGTAGGTATGGCTGTGCAGAAGTCTATCGATGTCAATGGTAAGACATTCACCATAGATTCAGGCACACCACACCAAGGCAACCCGACGGCTGGTTGGCAGATCACTGGGTCTGGAAACAGGCTGATCTACTTAGAGTTCACTGGCTCTAGTGGCACTGCTGAAGTCAAGAACTTGCGTTGTGTTGATGGTGGTTCCGGTTTCATCCCAGTAGAGATCACGGAGAACAGCACTGGAGTATCGGTTCTTAGCCACGACCTGATGATTGATGGTGCCACAGTTTCCTCTGCTGGTTTCATAGGTACAGAATCAGGCTCGGGTACTCATAAGGTATGGAACGTAACTTCATACAATGGAGCCAGTGATGGTAGTGGTCTACGTGTGCCTAGCGGTACTGTAGAGAACTGTGTAGGCCACGGTGGCTGGGATGTTGGTATTGATGGAGACACTGGTACTGCCACATTCATCAACTGCGTTGGTTTTGGTAACACCACGGACTTCAACAACATATCAAATGCTACTGGCAAGAACAACGCTTCAGAGGATTCCAGTGCGGGCAATGGAAACTGGTCAACAGGATCTGGCAACGTTACTGGCATCACTCCAGCAAACGAGTTTGAGGCGCTGACCTGGTCCAGCTCGGATTATTTGAAGGTGAAGTCCACAGGTTCACTCACTGATACCGGTGCTAAGGTGACGATCACTAGCAATATTGTTGGCATTCGTGGTGATGCCCGCCCAGGTCTTGATCGAAAATACAGCGTTGGTGCCGATGAATTGGCAGGCTCAGCTCCAGCTGGCAAGCGTATAGGTAAGCAGGGGAAGGGTGTCCAGATAGACACCACCAATTTCAGTCAGAACCTGAACGCTTTGGATTACACCGTGCAGGCTTTGGCGAACCGGGTAGATGAGATGCCGATTTTGAATGATTTCCCGGAAGACGCAATAGCGGACGTTTCTGTGAGTGGTTCTGCAGAGGATAGCGTGGCAAGAACTGCCGTTAATCAGATCCTCGCAGTGCTGCGAGAACAGGGTCTCATAAATTCATAGGGTCTGTCGTTAGGGGACGGCACAGTTCGGAGGTTGCGGAGAGACCAAAAGGCCGGGACGGTCCCGGCGGCCTCATAGTGGAGGCTATGGTTTCCCCGTACATGGATGGAGGTTCACATGTGTGCTGTTGCCATCTCCCCAGGCGTATACTCGACCGAAGTTGACTTCTCGTTGTATGCCCCTCGTTTGGCGTCAACGATTTGTGCAATGGTTGGGTCTGCCTCTAAGGGGCCGACGGATGAGCGGACACTCATCACGGATGAAGGTACGTTGATTGAGACGTTCGGGCCGCCATCGAGCGATCACCCGGCTATCTATGCTGCTCAGCAGTACCTGAAGTCTGGCCGAAACCTGTGGTTCGTCAGAGTGGCGAATTACGACACGACCGCTGCCGGTGCGCTGCGTGATGGTGGTGACACCGCGAATGCAGTAACACTCCAGGCATCAAGCTCAGGTTCCTGGGGTAACAGTCTTAGGGTGATTGTAGAGGCCAGCACCGGTACTGGTTATCGAATCACGATCACCTACAACAACGTAGTTGTTGAGAAGAAGGATGGAGTTCTCGTTGGTAGTGCAAACGCTGGTGATCAGCGGTACATCGAGACTCAGTTCGCAACTTCTCTGTATGTTGCATTCAGCGACAGTGGTTCATACACAACACTGAAGGTCGGTACGTACACGATGGCAGGCGGCACCGACGGCGCTCCTGCAGATGACTCTGATATCATTGGAACAACGGTTGGTAACACTTCGACCGGTTTGCAGTTGTTCAGGGATTCAGAGGCGGTAGACATCAACATGATCCTCGCTCCTGGTCGTTGGGAGAAGACGGTTGTGAATGAGCTACTGGACATCGCAGAGTTCCGTGGTGACTGCATGGCTATAGTAGACCCGCCTCAGGGTTTGACGGTCCAGCAGGTCGTTGATTGGCACAATGGTCAGTTGACAGGAAACTCTGCCTACTTGACTGCAGCGATCAACAGCAGCTATGCCGCGCTGTACTGGGCATGGTTGCAGATCTATGACTCCTTCAACGACCTGGAAGTTTGGACAGCTCCGTCGGGAGTCGCTGCTCGAATTTGGGCGTATAGCGATGGTGTTTCTGAGCCATGGTTCGCCCCGGCTGGTCTGGTTCGTGGAAACCCAACGAATCTGCTTGACCTTGAGCATTCTCCGTCTCTTGGTGAGCGTGACTACATGTACGGCTATCCTGGCCACAACGTCAACCCGTTCGTGAACTTCATCCGCGACGGTATCACGCTGTGGGGCCAGAAGACACTGCAGCGAGCACCTACATCGTTGGATCGTATCAACGTCCGTCGTATGCTCCTGTACGCGCGCAAGGTTATCGCAACAGCTGTGCGCTACCTCGTCTTCGAACCGAACGACTCGATCACTTGGCTGCGATTCAAGCAGTTGGTTCAGCCGTTCCTCAGGAACATTGCCACACGTCGTGGTATCACGGACTTCCGTGTGATCTGTGATGAGACGACCAATACGCCGTACTACATTGATCAGAACGTCATGCGTGGCAAGGTTCTGATCAAGCCGACGAAGGCAGCAGAAATCATCGAGATTCAGTACACACTCCTGCCTACTGGGGCTGTGTTCGAAGAATTCGCGTAGCGTTTGTATGGTGTCGGGTGGTCCTCGTTTGGGGACCACCCAAAGCCAGTGACCTTGGAAGGAGTTCACAGTGGCTACTGAAAGAACAATGGGAGCAGATCACATCGGTGAGGCCGGTGGTGCATTTGAGCCACAGCGCCCGTTCAACTTCATCCTGGTGCTTCCGCAGGACAAGCTCGGGAACAAGGAAAACGTAGAGCTGTCGGTTCTATCGTTTACTGTACCAAACATCAGCAATGAACCAATCACGATTCCGTTCTTGAACGAAGATCGTAAGGTCGCAGGACCGGTCACCTTTGAGGCGGCCAACCTTGTGTGTGTCGACTATGTCGACCCCAATACTCTTGCGAACTTGCAGCAGTGGAGAGACCTCGTTTACGACGGCGGTGAGGACGGTACTGGCGGCATAGGTCTCGCTCGTGATTACAAGGCCGAGGCCGACATGAAGATGTTCGGACCGGATAACCGTGATTCGTACTCACGTCTTTGGCACCTGGTTGGCATCTGGCCGTCGTCGCTTCAGCACGGCGAGTTCAACATGGGTACCAGAACAGACTACAAGCAGATCACGGTTACGTTCCAGGTTGACAGGATGTACCTCACACAGCAGTCAACCGCAGCGTAGTTAATGTTGTACGGGTCCTAGAAAGGGGACGGCTATGAATGCAGCAGAAGTAATGGCATCGGAAGTCGCAGAAGTATTGCTTCCTTCCAAGGGTCTTTTCTATGGTGATAAGCTGCCTGATGGAAAAGTGCGCGTGAGGCCTCTGACTACTCGGGAGGAAAAGTTGTTGATCTCCTCCCGAGCAGAGGTCCGTAACAAGCTCATTCACACTATCGTCAGTGATTGCATTGTTGAAGAAGACCGAAAGAAGATGCCATTCAATGAGTACTTGGTGGGTGATGTCATCTACCTATTCATCTACATAAGATCTCTTACCTACGGCCCAGAGTACATGTTCTTCCCAGCGTGCAAGTACTGCGGCAAGCCTATGCGGGTAGAGATCCGGCTTCCGCATGAATTAGGTATCTACAAATTCACTGAGGATTCGAAGGAACCCTTTGAGACCATGCTTCCGAAGTCGGGTAAGCAGGTCGGTCTGCGTCTTCTTCGTATCGGTGATGAAAAGGACATTGAGAAGTACGCCAAGACCAAACGAAACGATGAACAGGCTGACTTTGCGTACCGTATTGCAAAGCACATAGTTCAGTATGATGGCCAGGAAATCACCGATCCGTCATCACCTGAATTCATCAATAGGGTGGAGTCCATGCATGCTTTGGACTCTGAGCACATCAGGGAAACAGTGATAGCAAATGACTGTGGCGTAGATCTGCAGTTGGACCGCGAGTGTGGTGAGTGCGGTCGAAACGTTGAAATCTACTTTGAGATGACGGTGGACTTTTTTCGTTCTCAGTCTGCCAAGGTACGCAGACGGAGAGGGACCATTGGATGACCAGATCTGGCTTCAGATCAACGCTGGTATCCAAATGGATGTGTCTGCAATGTTGTCAGTACCGGATCGACGTAAGACAGTGAAGGCCGTAATCAAGGCGCACAAGGAGGCGAACGGCGAACATGAATACTCACCTGAGGAACTCGCCAATACGCGATCCCTGGGTATAGCGAAACTGCGTGGGTGATATATGCCAGACAATGCCCGTACCATGAAGTATTTGTTCCAGACTGAGTTCGACCCAGCTGGTGTGAACGCAGCTTCGAAGGGCGTCGATAAGATGTCGACGGCTTTCAGTGCTTTGGGTTCTCAAATACAGAAAACGAACTTTGGTAGGGCGCTTGAGAACATGCAGCAGTTTCACGGTGCTTTGCCAAGTATAGCTTCGCGTGGCAACGTTGCAGCAAAGAGTGTTGTTTCTCTTACCAAGGCAACTGCTGACTTGCAGAAGGAGATGTTTTCTGTCAATGCTGGCATGTCTGCGTTGGAGAAGCAGTTCAAAGCAGGACTTATCAGCAAGTCAGCCTTCAAGGAAGGTATGGACAGCTATCGAGCGTTGCGGTCTGAACTGCGCGGCATGACTGCAGAGGTATACGAAGGTCGGCGGGCATATCATGAAGCTTTGACTCAGGTCTCTGTTTTGGCTAAGGCCTCTAAGCAGGAATTGGATCAGCTTGGAGTACCAATGCGGATATTCCGTAAAGCTATCAAGGGAGGTCTAGTTGATGTTGGAAAGCTGCATGAAGGTATGCGCCGATGGGGTTCTGATCCTTCTCATGAAGAGGTAGTTCGGTACGCTGAACTCTACAACAATGTTTTGCTACAACAGCGAATGCTCCAGGATGAAGCACAAGCTTCTCGTGAGCGATTGAATGAGTCCATGGGATTCACTGGGGCTCTCCGTGGTGCTGGCCGGAATCTTCGAGATGCTGTAGTTCGGCCTTTCAAAGAAGCGTATGGGTGGGCTTCAAGGATTCCGACAAGAATCAGTGAGGGACTCAAGGAGTCAATAGCTACAGCGTTCACCGATAGAGGCTTTGTGTCCAAGGCCATGGGTAGGCTTTTCAACAAGAAAACCATCATGCGTACTTTGGCATTTGGTCCATTAGGGCTCGCATCTGGACTTATGGCGAAACGACCTGAAGAGAAACCTGGTTTCGTTAGCGGTAGGGGCGCTGGCCCATTGGGACCACTGGCAAAGAGTCTCACTTCGTTTGGTGGAATTCTCAAGCTTGCTGTCGGGACCCTTGGTCCTATGGCGCTTTTGATGAAAGTGATCACACCTGTTTTGCAAACGCTCCAGTGGGCGCTGGAACCTCTGGTGGCACCGCTACAGCAGTTACTTTCTGATGCAGTATTACAGCTCGTTCCATTTTTGTCAGAGATTGCTGGAATGTTTGCTGAATTGGCAAACGAGTTACTGCCTCCATTGCTAGAGATGGTCAAAGCGATTGCTCCGGTGTTCGTTGAATTGGCAAAAGTCGTGCTGCCGCCTTTGACCAAGATCCTGAAGATGACGATAGGTTGGATTACGAAAGTCACCAGTGTACTCCTGAAGGCTTTGGTACCTGTGCTAAGTTGGGTGGCCGATAAGATCTCTTGGTTGGCAGATACTGTATTCGGCGCGTTGGATTGGTTGGGCAGTACACTACTAGATCTGCCGATCATCGGTTGGGTTTTGAAGAAGCTGGGTATCTCTTCTGAAGCTCTCACTCCTGCGCAACAAGCTAATGAAGGTCCTGGTGCTTCAGCGCCTGGACAAGCTCCTATTGCCATGCCGGGTGTTAACGCCCAAGGAGCCGTAGCTGGAGAAGCGCGGGCGATGACGATTACAGAAGCTGGTGGTGGCGTTGCGTTTCAACGCTTCTCAGAGCCTAGAGGCGCTGGACAACCAGTGGTATACACCATGCAGCAAGAACAGATGGGACGGCCACTGGATCGTAAGCTGGATGCTTTGCGACTTGCCACGGCTGAACGTCCTGATGTTGTCGATAGGCAGGACCCTGAAGAACTTTCTGAGCCAGTTGTTAAGGCAATCAAACAGATGACCAACTCACTTCTGACTATGCTACCAAAGCGTATTGGAAAAGAGACTAAGACTGTCTCTTTGGCTGACTTCTCGGCGGTAACAGCATAGGAGCAGCACATGGCACTACAAGATCGAGATCCAGGAGCGGCAATCCTGAAGATCAAGGGGAAGACTGGGGAGTTCCGGTTCTTGTGCCCCGCTGAAATGGCTGGGGTCTATAGCCACGCGAACAACTACGAGCAGCAATCGGTTATGCGCGCTGGAAACATGTTTGCTAGTCGGACTCCTACTATGCTTTGGCATGGTGGTAAGGACGCTGAGGTCAGTCTTGATCTTCTTCTGGTGGCTGGTGCATCGATTGACATAGATACGCCAGGACAGCTGATGGATACGATGAA